GCAAAGGCCATCTTAGAGAAACACGGTATTGACGAGATAAAGTAATGCCTCTCAGGAAGATAAAAAATCCTAAGAATTTTGAAACATGTCGCTCATGTAGTCATTATTATTTGTCTCATACAGATGTACTTCATGTTCCTAGTGTTTGCGGTTATATAGTTAATGGCCCTTGTCGTTGCATAGAATTTTTACCAACTGATAACCTACAGTTTCTTGAATATAAATATGAGCAACACACGTAAATGTCGGAGTTGCGGACATTGCTGGGAAATTCATGATCATCACGGGTTTAAAAAATGCTTCCAAGATCTGGGTGATGATTACGGTGGTTTTAACGGATCATGCGATTGCAATACAGGATATGTTCCGTCTGACAACTTAGAGTATTTAGAATGGGAGAACGCCAAGCGTTCACAAAATAAATTTAATCGGTGAGTGCAATGGAACAAACATGGTTAGCTAATCTTACGAGCAAAGCCATGAGAATATGCCGACTCACCAAAGAAGCTGTTGGAAATACACGCCAGGATATGACCGGTCCTATTTTATCAGATTTGCTAAACAACGGGTACAATCAAGTTACATGGAATTCAAACGGATCTACTCATAGTACGTGTTTGAATTTAGATCGACAAACTTGGGGTCTGCGAGATTTTTTAAATACCACTGAGTATGATGCACCTTTATTTTCGCGTTCACATCCTGGTGATCAGTCATGCACACTAACAGTTAGTGGACCTGATCTTCCCGTGGTTGATGTTGATTCATACGGAGATGTTGACACAGCAATTGGAACACGCCGTCCTGCTCAAACACAAACTCCAATTCAGAAACAACCAGTTATTAGAACGATTAAACCACCTGAACCTAAGCATGAAAATACACCAGTCAAGCCTGAACAGCGAACTAAGCGCGTCACACCAAAAGAATTTGATGAGATTCCAGAATCTGTTCCAGAGCCGCATAAGCAAGATAAAGATCCATTTGAAAAACAGCAGCTCAGTGAGCAAGAATATTTAGAGCGGTTAAAAGAATTAGAGCAAGAGCAAGTGCAAGAATCAATCCCTCAAGTTGATAAAGAATTATCTTATGATGAGTTGGATGAGATCAAAAACTTCAATAAAGAAACTAGTAAAAAGCTACCAAATTGGATCACTGGAATATTTAAGGATAATTAACTATGAGTTTGACTAAGCTCGGTTCCCACACACGTATGATAAAAACGGCTGCTGTAGCTGAGGAAGTCCTTGTTGATCAGCCTATTGAAAATAAGCCGGTGGCGACAAAGATCATAGAAGCAAAAAATTCAGATTTTCTTTATTACCGCGCTCGTGCAATCTCTGCAGGAGATCAAGGGCCTCTACAAAAAGACGGCACACGTGGGTGGAATTTCAATGGTAATAAAGATTATTTTCCTCGCACAGAATTAGAAGCTGCATACCAAACGTTTGTAGGTCGCAACATTTTCTTAGATCATAATTCGGAAAGTTCATTGTACTCCAGCGGTAAGATTATTGACGCATTACCTATTGATGATAAAGAAACCGGCGAATATTATATTGAATTACTTGGAAAGATTGATCGGACACTCCATCCTGAGATTTGCCGCAAGATTGAGACAGGTGAACTAAATAGTACAAGCATGGGGTGTTCAGTTGATGAGTCCATTTGTTCTATTTGCGGGACCGTTCTTCATTCTGACGCAGATGAGAAATGTAAGCATATGAGCATGGGGCTGGGCAAAGAGTTTCCAGCTGAGACGGATATGCCTGAATATAATATTAAACAGGGTGATTTAATCCCTTGTTTCTCTATTAATAAGGGCATTGTATTTAATGAGGATTCGATTGTTGGTGTTCCTGCTGATCCTACAGCGGTTATCAAAACAGTTTTGTCTAATGTTAAGAGTCAAATGTCTCGAACAGGTTCTTTAACGAAAAAAGAACAAATTGATCTGACCGCCCAAATGGAAAAAGTATTTTCTAAATTAGATCCTGAATCAAAACTACAATTACAAGCCAGTTTATCTGGAATTTTCCCAACAGTTGAAAAGGAGTCGTCTATGGCTGATAAGAATGTTATTAATGATGAGACAAAAAAGATTTTAAATAAAATTTCTGCTTATGAGATGGAACAGCTTGAATCATACGTCACACATAAGACTAAGAAGGCAAACGATATTGCAAGTCAAGAAATCGTAGCTGATGCAGTTGCCAAAGAAGAAACATTTCTTTCTAAAATTGTCGCTAAAGTTAAAAATGCTTTAGCAGCTGAGAGTAAAGAAGCTGCTCGCTCAGAGGGTGCACTCACGTGTCATAATTGTGGCAAGGCTACTAGTTTTAATGATTTTCTCTGCGATGGTTGTTTCAACAAAGGGGTACCTGGTCTTACTCCTGAGCAATGGCCGATGGATTTTAAGACGTTAATGACAATTCGCCCTGAGATGATGAACGTTGGTAAGCGTCCAACAGTTAAAAAAACTAAACCTCATGCTTCAGCGAAGTTTACAGAAGATAAAAATAATGTTTTGGATTCAACCTGGGCTGTTAGGGAAGGTGATGAAACTGTATTAGAAGCGTCCCTAAAAGAAATTTGGGGTTCACAGTTTGAATTACTGTCCTTTGATGATCAGCGTTGGGCCACAAGTGACGCATATGCAACAGAGATCCTTGCTCGTTATAATGATGGTGGCGTAACAAAGCTTGCAAGTGATTGGGATGTTGAAAATAAGCTTTCTAAAACAGCAGCTGATCCTAAACTTGGACCTTCAGGCGTGCGTTTAAAGCCTTCAACAGGTATCTCTAACAGAGAACATCACTATAAAACAAATCTTAAATTTGACAAGCCCGGTCAGGAGAAAGGTCAGAAAGGACCTGCCGCTCCTAAATGTAAAGAAGTAAGAGATTCTAAGGTTGAGATGCCTGGGCAAGAAAAAGGGCAAACAGGTCCAGCAGCGGAGAAATCAATGAAAGTTAAAACTGATTATAGTGATCCTAAACCAGAAGCAGTAGGTAAAGAACTAAAAAATGCTCCTAAAAATCCTGAGGAGAAGAAGCTTGAGAAAACTGAGAAAGACATAAAGACTGATTACGTTGCTGCAGGAGCAGAAGCAATGGCAGCAGAAGATAAATGGGAAAAGAAAGAAGATAAGAAATCTTCTTTAATTAGCTGGACTTCCCTTACTTCGATTGCTCAGGCGTCTATTAAAACAGCTGCAAAAAAATATATTCAAGCCGGAATGAAGAATGCTGACGCCGTTGCACAAGCACACAGCGAATTTATTACACAGGAGACAGATATGAAAAAGCAAGCATTTGACAAACAGGATGAATCTGTGGATGGAACCACGATTCCTAGTGGAACAAAAACCATGGGAGATAAGGTTGATGAATCTGTTGACGGTACAACTGTTCCTGGGGGTGCAAAGCCTTCTTCCGCTCCTGAGACAAGTGCTCAATGTGATAAAGAACGCAAAACTCCTAATTTGACTAAAGCCCCTGACGAAGCAGTTGATGGTACAACGCTTCCTCCACAGGGTAAGAAAGATGAAGAAAGTGTTGAAACATCCACTCATTCAGATAGTAAGAAATCTGTAGGTACTGAGCCCGAAATGGCTGTAAAAGAAGCAGCAAAGAAAGAAGCTGCAACTGAAATGCCTATACCAGAAGATAAAGGTGGTTTAGAAGATATTAAGGTTGAGGAAAAACCATTAGACATGCCAGCTATGGATCCGATGGCTGCTCCTGTAATTGATGAAGTTCCAGCTACAGGTTCAGTATTTGACACAACTGAAACATTAGACATCGGGGATGGTTATTCAGCTCGTAAGGACAAAGAAACTAATGAAGTGATTGTTGAGAAAGATGGAGCAGAAGTAAAACGTTTACCAGATGGATTTAGCACAGATATGGCTGTTGTTCTTCCACTCATGAAGGCCGTTCTTGGTCTTCCTCCTGAAGCAGCTGCAGAAGCTCCTGACGTTATACCTCCAGTTGATGTAAATATGGAAGAACCTAAATCAGAAATGCCAGGTATGGGTGAAGCTCATGAAGACGAATTAGAAATTAAAGAATCAGCTCTTAATGCGAAAGAAGCCGTTCTGCTTGAAAAAGAATCAGCAATCATAGCTAAAGAAGCTGCAATTGTTGCTACTGAGAAAGCTCAGAGGTTTGCTTCTGTATTAACAGTTCGCACAGAACGTTGCAAGAAAATTATCTCAACAATGGTTGAGAAAGACGCAATCCAAATGAACAAAGAAGTATATCAAAGTGAAATGCAGATCGGAACATATCTAATTGATGCCCAGAAGAAAGCATTTGAACACGCGATCAACGCAAAACAGAAAGAATTGTTAGCTATGGATGATAATGCACTCTTGGCAACCGAGAAGGTAATTGCTGATCTAAAAACACCTTCTACAACTAACTCCAAGAAAGCAAGCCACATTTATGTTTCACCGTCGTTTGGTGAACAACTTTCCGAAGATCAAGAATTGAAGAAAATCTTTGATACTTTCGGAAATTCTAAACGTCGCCCACAGTAAGATTTGACAAAACCCTAATTAGGTCAAGACTTGTTTATATTGAGAAATTTATAAACATTTTATGCAGGTTTAGTAGTTGATTAGTTTGAAAGTATAAAAGACTAATTTCTCATGACAGTACTGTGCGAGATCTTTAAATAAGATCCACAACTAGAAAAGAAACGCTCCGATTGGTTCCAGTCCTAAAAATCAAATACATTAAGGAGTCACAAAATGGCTATTCGTCAAGTAAAAGAAGTGAATCGCTCAGTTTCATATCCAATCGCCTCTGGGAATATCGTTGGCGGAAATCTATTGCAGTTGAATGCAGCTGGTGCCCTGTTACCTTGGGTTGCCGCTCAGACAGCTGGTCAGCCGTTTGGCCTCGCAATCGAATCCAACATCTTCTTCCCTCTTCAGCCTTCAAATGGTGAAGTAGCAGGTCAAGGTTTTGACTACGCCAACTTCAATCGTGGTGGACTGATGTCTGTCTACAACAACGGTGGAGACTTCGTGCTTTATGACGATGGTCGTGGTTATCCCTTCGCTCGTGGTGGAACAACGTATGCAATCAATCAGCCAGTCTATGCTTCTTCAACAGTTGCGGGGCTAATCACCTCTGACAATACAAGCACAGTTCTAGTTGGTTACGTCGTAAGCTTCGACGTTGCGCTTGATCCGACACAGTTGGAAATTAAAGCAGCTATCTAAGTAATTAGATAAAAATCTAGTTGTACCAAGATTAACCTTCGGGTTGACTTGGATTTAAAGGAGAAAAATATGAACGACATTAACAAAGAAGCAGCCTTGGAAGTTCTTTCCAGCGCACAGGTTGAAGAAAAACTCACACGCTTGATGAATTCCCCCGGTGGTCTTCAGAAAATTGCTCAGCAGATGCTAAGCCCTCTAAAGCGGGAATTGCTTTATGAAGGTCGCATTCGCCAACTCTTCCAGACCTATAAACTAGCTCTCGGAGAAGAAGCAGTATTCGACGCTGATGTTGATGTACCTGCAGCCAGCATCTCGGTTGAAGGTCTTCCAGCTCAGCTCGAAGTTTTGGCAGATCGTATCCGTGTAGAAACGTCCCCTATTTCTACTCGCCCCATGATCCGTTGGAATGAATCAAACTTCCGTAAGTATGACGTTTTGAATCGCACGCAGGAACGCGCCAAAGCATCAATCATGCTCCAGGAAGATACACGCGGTTATAACCTAATCAACTTCGCGTCAGGTCTAACGAATCAAACCCCTGCTGCATCGTTGGCTGGTACCACAGCTGCAACAAACAATCCTTCTGTCATCGCAAACGGTGCAGCCGGATTGAGCATGTATACGTTGGCTACAGCCATTGTTACACTGAGCTCCAAGCTCTTGGTTGCTTCCAAATTGTACATCAACCCCATCACACGTCGCGACTTGCTGTTGTTCAACAATGCGCCTTCTGGTAATGGTGGTCTTGGTATCTTCGCTCCTAACTTCCAAGATACAGCTCTCAAAGCTGGTCGCGTAGGTGGAATCATGGGTGTAGACGTTCTAGAATCAATCGTTGTTCCTTCCTCAGCTTGTTTCGTCTTGGCTCCAGCCGATTACCTCGGCGTGTTGGCAATTCGTACCGACTTGAGCGTTGAAACGATGAAAGATGTTAACAAAATGGCTGATGTATTCGCAATCTGGGAAGATTTGGGATTCCTCATTCGCTATGCGAAGGGAATTGTCAAGATTACACTTCCATAAGCTGTATTTCTACTGGAAGGGATTGTAAAATCCCTTCTGGCTAGAAATATAGGTTACATAAAATTGTAATATATGATATAATTATAACACTAGTAACAAATCGATTATTGTATTGATTGGAACCTATGGCGTTGGTAAAACGTGGATTGCAAATCAACTTTATCCTATGTTGTACAACGTAGTTCGATACGACATGTTTAGTTTGTAATGTTATATTTTCTCAAAGATTGCGTGATGATAAAAAACTTTGTTCGAAGTCATGTCGTGGCAAGTATTTACGAAGTCTTCAAATTTTAAAATAAGTAGTTTGTTTAGTGGGCGATTAGTATAAAGGGATTATTTTCGGTTTGCATCCGAAAGATACCAGTTCGATTCTGGTATTGTCCACCAAGCAAATTAGTTTGTTTAATTGTCTTGTAACTCAATGGTAGAGTGTCTCCCTGTTAAGGAGAGGGTTACAGGTTCGAGTCCTGTCGAGACAGCTAAGCAAATGAATGGCAATTTCGGTCGTGCAGATACTAAGGAATTCGCTACCGAAAATGTAAATAATTAAAAGACCATGAGGTAAAATCTCATGGACGATTTGGCGTAAGGCGGTAATAGAGCCATTATCCGTTTAAGTACGGAGCCGAAGCCGATCAGGTCGTGGGTAAACCTGATATCAATTTGACGAGTGTGGGGAGGTATAGATATCTTCCAAGTCTCAGAAGCTTGGCGAAGTGGTGTGATTCCGCTACCTCCTGTCATTTGCTCATAAACCATTTGCTCATAAACCAATTGTTCATATGCTGGTGACTTGGATGCTCCGCAAGAGCTTAAAGGTATTCTCAGGGTTGCACCTGAAAGTGTATGATCTATGAGTAATTAATTTGTAGTTCTCGCCAAGTATATCCGCAGTAAAAAGAAAAGGATTGTCATGAGATTAAAAGTTAATATTCGAAATGCTAAGGATTGCCGCATTGAATTAAGTTTTCCTGATTTATCTGTTAAGTATAATAACGGATGGGCACCAGCCTTACATATTAAAGAAGGGAATGAGATCCCGTTAGATGTGTTAGATCCAGAAGATGTGCGCAAGAGCTTGCGTGTAGGTAGTTTAAAAGGCTACATGGAAAATGGTTGGGTGTCAGAAATTGTTGATGATGCAGTTCCACTCCCTGAACAACTTACGTCTCTTTCTCATTTTATTACAGAACAAATGGTCTCAGCACCTGGTATGATTGCTCCACTTAAAGTATTGGATCCTGTAGTTCCTGCAACAGATGTTCTTCCCGCCAAACCAAATTTACTGGAAGAAGTAAAAGTAGTTGAGAAGAGTGTAGTTGTAGCTCCAAAACCTAATGAGATTTCTGATACGTCTTTAGTTAAGACCTTTGAAGATTTCGAGCGCTTGTCTCACACTTTAAAACTTAGATTCATTAAGGATTGTCTTGATCCACTACTTCTAAGAGATATTCTGAGTAAAACCCCTTCGAATCAGTTTAAGAATAATATTAATTTTCGGCTTACTCAAATAAAGGGACTCTAAATCCTTTATTTATAGAGGATTTCTATGGGTTTTGCACCTCCACTTTATAATACTCCACTTTTACCAAGTCAGATAAATCCTGAGCTTCCCTTTTATCCAGCCTATGGTGTAACACCAGATAATAAATATATACCGATTTCAATCGATCAAATGGGTAGATTGAACGTTAACGCAACTTTCTCGGGCTCTATTACTATCGGGGTTATTGGTGATCCTGATCAAACAAGTTTTTCATTTGGTGCTTCGTTACAACAAACAGTTGGCGGTGTATATCAAGATACTAATCCTACCCTTTCTCCAGGACAAGAAGGTGCTGTTCGTTTAACACAATATCGTGCTTTTCACACAAATGCTAGATATTCCGACGGGACTGAGGTTCTTCCAGCAACACAAGTTACAGCGTTAGATATTAACACTGGTCTTGAAACATTAAATTCTTTAGTCCCATCAACGTATGATTATATTGATTTATCGTATACTGGGCAAGATTTAACAACAGCTGTGTTTAAGATCGGAGGAAGTGGTGGTGCAGTGGTTTCTACATTGACGCTTGTTTACATGAGTGGAAATCTTGTTTCCGTTACTCGAACATAATGGCCTATAAATTTGTATTCAATCCGTTAACAGCAAAGTTTGATTTGATAAATTTAGCTTCGGCAACTGCTGCAATCCCGCAGTATTATAGTGATCCTGTTGCGCCAGCTCCTGAAGAAACATGGGTATTAGCTATACAATTTGGCGCTTCTGGTCACGCGATGGGAGTATTGGGGTTAACGTATACAGGTGATTTATTCGCATTTAATTATACACTGTCGTACCGTACTCTTGAAGGTACAACAGTTAGGACGGTTCTAAACTAATGAATTTCCAAATTTCACAAGGTGTTGGAACAACCATTGCCACTGATACTGGAGGTGGTGGTGAAAATTATCAAAAAATTAAGATGATAGATGCTACACCTGGCTCTACAGCAGGTACAGGCATTGCTGCAAATCCTTTACAAGTTTCGCTACAATTCACAGCTGCAAATACTGTACCACTATTGATTGACGGTTCTGGATCTATTCAACCTATTAGTGCTGTTTCGCTTCCATTACCTACTGGTGCTTCTACTGAAGCTACATTGCTTAATATTGAGACAGATTTAAATCAATTTACATTTTTAGCTGGTAAGCTTGTTATTGACGGCTCAACCGTTACACAACCTATCTCTGGTACAATCTCGGCCCTTCAGTCAGGGTCCTGGAATATCAATGATATTTCAGGCACAATAAGTTTACCTACTGGTGCTGCTACAGAAGTTACATTAGCATCAATTTTATTAGATACTGATAATCTAGATGTTGCGTTAAGTACAAGAGCATCGGAAGCTACTGTAAGTAGTATTGATTCTCAAATAACTCAACTTACTTTTGTAAGTACTCGCTTGTTAGTAGATGGCAGCGGTGTAACACAACCAATTAGTGGTTCTATATCAGTTTCTAATTTCCCTGGTACGCAGGCTGTTTTT